CTCCACTGGCCTCAAGCCACACACAATCACAACACACACACGCCTATGGAGCATTTACAATAGGGTTCACGAAGCCCTTAAATTCTACGTCCATTTCGATGAAAAGTGTACCGAATACCGCATTGGCCTCCCCAGTGTGCATAGCACCAATACACCCACAGTCCTCAAGTAGAGCATCAGAAACCTCAGTCCCACCCACACCCACATCCTTCCACGGAGTGGCGCCCATCAATTCAGAGGCATTGAGGGTGAACTGACCATTACGGCTGCGGTGCCCATGAATACGGTGGGCCAAGGCCAAGAGGCGGTCCTGCTTTTCGGAGACAGAACCAGCTCCAAACCAAGTGCTCGCATCCTTAGGGCTTTGGAAATACCCAAAAACGACAGCACCAGCGGAAGTGATGGGGCTAATGCTCTCATACTTCACAGTGGCCCGATTAATACGGTAGAACTGATAGAACTTAGAAAATTCCATGGTGAGTGTGAAAAACCGTGGAGTCAACCTCCACAACGACAGGCTTGTTCCATTTTCGGTAGTGGCCTGCGTCAGAGGCACGCGGATGCGAGCCCTCATAACATCAGGACCAATCCCACCGCCGCGAACAGCCAAACTATTGCGATTGCGCCGCGCATTACTACGCTTAGTCATACTTGAAAGTTAGGTCTGGAAAAGTATAGTCAAATTTGTTTTCCCTGGGGACGCACGATGCCAGGTCGAGGCCCACTTCCTGATAGTAGTCCTCCATAGCGACCTGCGCATCCGGTAAGATGCCAAAAGCTAGCCAGAAGCTGTACCTCGCCTCAGCCGACACTAAGCGGTACTCGCGATGCATACCGGTAGCTAGCCGAGCAAAGCCAGACTCGAGTTGGGCAACCGCCCCCTCAAACCTGGCCCCTGCGCCGCAGCGCATGAGTGCGCTGTAAAACTCCTGGAGCACTGGCAACCCCCCCGCGAGTGACATTCCACACTCCCCCACAGCAGTGCAGTACCGGTACGCAGTCTTCCCCTGAGTCATGGGTAGCAGGCTCACTGAATCCTTGGCCAACACGATACTCGGCTTGCGGCACATCACCCACCGCTCGCCATCATAAACCGGCTGTGTTTGGCAGAACTCAATCCGCTCGAAAACGTCCACAGCTGGCTCGACCTTCATGTTGAACCCCATCTCCAGGAACCACTGGCCCAGGCCGTCATTAAACTTGCCCAGATCGCCACGCTCGCAAATGACGACACAATCGTCGCCATTGTTCGCGAGGCGTGCCTGTACTCCGCGTAACCTACAGTACTCCCACACCATGGCGCACATCAGCAAGCAGTTGCCGAGGGCGGTGTTCATGTCCCCGGACATCCTGCAGCCGGAGACTGTGTACTTTACTAGGCCATCACTGGCCCTAGCAAAGCCCTTGTTTTCCACTTGCCACTCCAGCAGTCGCCGCAACTCGGTGCGGTCGCTGCCAGCGAAGCAAGACAAGTAGATGCCATGCTCCCACCGGAGCGCATCAGCACTCACGTGTTGGTCGAATCTACTGGCATCCAGCCCCACGGCCACAGGGTCCCGGAAAGAATCCCACATCACCCTCAACTCAGCCGCAGTGCTGTGCGCGTTGTGGCCCTTCATCACGGTCGTCCCCCCCCATACTTGTGCAATACTCTTGTATATCAGATGCTCCAGAGGCTTAAGGAACACACCGACAGACACATTGTACCTCGGGCCACGTGGCTGAATGACCCGGGGTGCTGGATCCGGCTTTGAAGTGAAATTCACCTTCTCAGCCTTCACAAAGGTGGACAGGTATGCATCTTTGCGGCTGACCGGAGAGGTGAGGAGGCTCTCGGCTGCTTGCGCATATACC